ATATATTCCAAAGAAACTTTTTAAAGACTAAGCATTACGACAGCACAAGAACAGAAATATTATCTGTAGATTAGATCATGGATGTATTTGAGAGAAAACGTACAAACTATCTTGGCTTTTTTAAGGAGGGTGTTTTTGATGCTCTTTTTAATCAAGAACTTTATGAGCAAAAAAAAAGTTCTGCTTACTATAAACTAGGCTATCAGTTTGGTGCATTTTTATTAGAAAAATTAAAAGAGAAAGAGTTAGAAAATGAGAGATGAAGTACCGGATAAGGTTAAAGAAACCTTAAAAGAAATTGGCATGACACCATCACAAGCCGGTTGGAACTGTCATGGTACTTATGTGCTGTTACACAAAGCATTAGAAAAAGTAGCTGTACATAAGAAAATTGTATTTAGTCAGCCTAGTATTTTAGAATGTAATTCTGAAAAGAAAGTGGTCAGTTTGTTGGTCACCGGCAATATGGGAGACAAGTCAGAATGGTCTATTGGAGAGGCATCTCCACTAAACAATAAGAACAGCTATCCTTATGCTATGGCTGAAAAAAGAGCAAAGGATCGAGTGATCTTAAAGTTAGTTGGTCTTCATGGCGATGTGTATGCAGAAGATGAGGCTGATGCATTTAAAGAAGAAAGACCGGACAGCATTAAAGGTGGCACTATGGATAACGGATCTAAAGAAGAGAAAGAAGATCCACCAAAAGATGAACCACCTAAAAAAGAAATTATAGATGTTAAAGATGCACAATCAGATAAAGTTGAAAGTGTGCCGGTAAAAGAGGGTGTTGATATTATTAAGTCAGTTATCATGACCTTTATGCCGGAAGACGATATTGAGGCTCTGCGAAGATTTAAAAATATTAATGCAGAGGCTTTGAAGACGTTGAAAGAGTTGGATGCAAATGCATTTGGCGAAGTATCAACAGCCTTTATTAAAAAGGCAGATAAAATAAAATCCAAACAAATAGGAGAATAGGATGGAAAATACTTACCCACCAAGTGGCACATTATTTATGACAAGAAAGAAAAGATCAGAAAGATCTCCGGACTATACCGGTCAATTTGAGATATCTCACGATGTAGTTGAGGACTTAGCTAAACAAATGAAAGATGGTGTTACTAAGCCAATATTCAGTATAGTTGGTTGGAAAAAATATAGTGAGAAAACCGGTACATCTTTTCTGTCTCTAAGAGGGAATGTGTACGAGCCACCAATTAAGAAAGATGATGATTTGCCAAAAGAGGTTGCCAAGTCATTAGACGAACTTGATGAAATAAAATTCTAGTGGAGATTAAAATGGAAGAAGAAAAGCAAATTGAGGGAGTTAATTTTGAGGCTGTCAAAACATCAATGATGCAAGACAAGAACGGAACTAACATCAGATTAACGATACATCCTAACGATGTGCCACCACAGTTGCACAAAGATTGGGTTGGCTCTAGGTATATGGTTGTCATGGTAAAACTAAACGAAGATGGTACTCCGGAAAAAGGAGATGATGATGCCACGCATGAAGTTTAACAAAGAAAGCAACGAGGATGCTGAGTACATAACTATTGAGGGTTTGTCAAAGATGCTTATGGTAACTAGACAATCAATAGTTAAGTTAATCAACGATGAAGAACGTAACTTCCCAAAGCCTTTTCCGTTGTTAAAATCTGAAAAAAGAGAGAAGAACATTTGGAGCAAGGCAGAGGTCAAGGCTTGGTTGGAAGAACAACGAAGTCAAAAAGTTACGTAAAGTTATGACTAGGGTAAAATACGAATCGAAAGATGACCTCGACAAAGAAAAAAATGTTTTAAGACATATGTCAGATAAATGGGATATGTCTTATTCAAAGTTACCATTAACTTATAAGTTAGATTACGTCATGTATAGAAGCGAAAAGCTGTTAGGTTTTGCTGAAGTAAAGTGCAGACTTAATTCAGTACATGACTTTTCTACTTATATAATATCTTTATCCAAAGTAATTATAGCCAGAAGGTTAGCATCCGTGACCGGAACTAAATCAGTTTTATTTGTAAGTTGGTCAGACGCAACCGGATGGATAGATTTCTTTTGTGACTTTGAGGTAAAGCAAGGTGGCAGATCTGATAGGGATGATTGGCAAGATCAAGAGCCGGTATGCCACTTTGATATAAATGATTTTAAAATAATTTCACACTCTGATTTATCGGCAGCCAAGAAAGAACAGACATGAAAATAGATAAAAAAGTAGAAAATGCTTATGGCATTGTTAATGGCGTAAAGAAACGACTAGATGGATACATAATATCTATTGAAGAATACTCTGAAGACGAGGTTAGTAAGCAAATAAATTATAATTGTATGGCAAATCAGTTTAGAAAGTTGGCAGACAAACTAGATAATTACAGTAACTTTAATAAAGACTTGGAAAGTTTCTTAGTAAAAAATTCTTTAAAAATGAACTTAACCTCAAAACAAGCCAAGAATGATGCCAATGAAAGATTTAAAAACAAAGCAACCAACAGATTAAATGCTAGACGTAAAGCAGAAAAACGATTGCAAGTAAGTGCTTACAAGAAAGAGATTGGATGTATGGTATGTGGATACAAAGATAATCCGGATATACTACATTTCCATCATAGAGATCCTGATACAAAGATTAACAATATATCTAGATTGGTTGGCAAGAACCATTCTATGGAAAAGATAAAAGAAGAAATAGCTAAATGTGACTTGCTTTGCATTAGCTGTCATCACAAGGAGCATGGATTAAAATGAAATTATACGATGAATACAAAGAAGCATTTGTTGGAACTACTATAAGTGCTTTTAGTAGAAATCAAGTTGCATTATATGATTATGATAAATGCATAATGATATTGATGCATGACAATAAATGGAGTGAGGAAGAGGCTGTGGAGTGGTTTGATTTTAATACCATAGGTGCATGGGTTGGCGATGACACTCCAATATTCATAAATCAACATAAGATCAGCGATATAGAGGAATATTTAGATGAAGAATGATAAAGTTAACAAGCCTAATCATTACAGAAAAGGTAACGTGGAATGTATCGATGCAATTAAATCTGCATGCGAAAATGGATACGAGTATTATTTACAAGGTAATATAATTAAGTATATGTGGAGATACAGGCATAAGAACAAGAACAGTTTAGAAGATTTATTGAAAGCCGAATGGTATCTTAAAGAATTAATTAAAATAAAAAAGAAATGACTACGATAAGTCGTTCCCCGGCACGGGAAAGTTAGACAAAAACTTTACGTAAAGTTTTACTATGACAGTTCCAATGCCTACATTGCCGGTGCTATCTATACTCATTGGCTCTATTACTATCATGCAGTCTTTCGTATCCCCACACTTCTCATTAACTGAATACCCTTTTTCATAATCTCTTGTATTCTGTCTCTTCTAAGTTTTATTAACTTGGTTCTAGTTTCATCCGGTATTCTAAGATTTCTTTCTAACTCTCTGATTTGTCTAAGCAATCTATTTCTAGCATTGTCTAGAGCCTTGAACCTACCGAATATCCTAACCTCGTCATCGTATCTAGACATTAAGTTACGTATATTTTCTGCATCACCTCTTCTTCTAGCCAAATCAATTCTAGAAAAAACCGTGAATAGCTCTTTTCTCTTTTCTAAGTAATTTTGTGTATCTACTCTTTCAGACGGCTGGGTAACAACCTTTCTAACAAAAGGTATTCTATTTGCTGTTATCGCACTAAAGTCTCCCGTGGCGATGGCATTAGTAACATCAACTGACAAATTCACAGATCTACCTACAAAAGCACCTGCCCCTCCTATCACATACTCATAAAAATATTCTATTGTGTCCGGAGATACATCAATTAAACCACTCTCCACTTCATCGCCACCGGTAAAATCATTTAGTGTTTGTGCTATAAACTTAGAAACCGGTCCGGTTGTAGTCCAATGTGTATAGGCATCTGCACCTGATCTTGTAGCGTACATAGGCGTTTCTTTATATATAGGATCATTTCTATAATTTTTATTAATAAACATTTCTGCTGTTGGCTTAAAAGCAGTTGGAATAATATATGTTTCAAAGTTTTCTATCGCACCAAATGGGGACAATGTTTCCATAGTAGTCCCAAAAATACTGTCTGCCATTTGTCCAAAAGTATATTCGCCTCGTGTGTAGCGACTTAAAGCTCTGCCTAAGTTGAATGGCATATTAAGTCCATAAGCTAGTGGTATTGTAGTAAATTTCTTGTCAGATAATCCAAAGTTACCAAAAACTAAATTATGCTCTAACTGATAATCACTTAACTGATCGTAGGGGTTCATCTCATCTTCGTCTTCAGGATCTCTAAACATAGCCATTAACTGATCTTGAAGTATGCCATATACTATTAAACCACCCAATAGCTTCCTAACCTTTGACGACTTATAAGCTGCATTGAATATAGCCATGCTTCCTTGTAAAGATGCATTATAAAATAAAAATAAAGAGTTCATAAAAACTTTATCTTCACCACCTTTAGCAAAGTTTACTGTAACGTTCCTAGCTGCTTCGGCAGCCCTAGCATCAGTAAAACCTCTTTTCTTTAAATTAGTAAATGTGGCTACACGAACACCATTTTCAATCATTGTGTTATAATCATCCAGAAACTTTAAAAGGCTTTGACCTTTTTTGTAAAAGAAGTTCTTTCTATTTAATCCCAAAGATGTTGTTTCACTAATTTGAGTAAGCAGATTGTTTAAATTATTCATCTGATCTTCTACCGTACCCATCATATTAGTGGCGTTTTTACCACCGGCTCTTACAAACTTATTATATTCTTGTGACCAAAAACTAGAGTCATCTTTGTTACGTAAAACTTTTCTTATTCCATTAATAGCAGAAGCTACATCTCTAACTATCTCCTTTGTCACACCTTCAGCATCGTGTTGTTGTATATTAACCAATGCTGTTTCCAAGTCCTTTGCAAAGTTAGGAATAACGAAAGCTGGATTATAAGTGGTACTTACGTTAGATAAAAATCTATTTAACTTGGCTAAACTTCTAATAAATGTATGATGTTGCTTAGGTTCGTAATGTGTTTTAAAAGCACTGGCTGTGCTATCCCTGTAAAAGTTTACGTAAACTTCTACTCCATTTTCTTTTACTGATAATTGATTTGGGTCTAATGGATCTTTGTTATCTGTA